ATGCTTTAAACGCAGCGTATCGTCCTCGTAACGCTGGTGTAGGCGGCGGTCGCGGCATCCAAGGTGGACCATCCAGTATGGATATGTCTCGCGCCAACGCTGGTACTGATGGTTACGATGAAGCTGGCAACCCCATGAAACGTGGTGGCAAAGTCAAAAAAATGGCTAAAGGCGGAGTGACCAAATCTGCTCCTCAACGTTCGACTGGATACCGTGGCTACGGTATTGCCAAGAAGGTCTAATATGATGCCCTCTCGTGGTATGGGTGACATCGAGTCTTCCAAAATGCCCAAGGGTGTTAAGAAACCTAGACGTGATGATACGGACTTTACGGAGTACGCCGAAGGTGGTAAAGTAAACGCGGCGGGGAATTACACAAAGCCCAGTTTACGCAAGCGGATTGTGTCTCAGGTAAAAGCCGCCGCCACGCAAGGCACAGGGGCAGGGCAGTGGTCAGCGCGTAAGGCGCAGCTTGTAGCCAAAAAGTACAAGGCTGCCGGCGGGGGTTATAGAGATTGAAAGCTCCGCAGCAATCGCTCAAAGAATGGGGTGACCAAAAATGGCGCACCAAATCTGGTAAACCGTCAAGCAAGACGGGGGAGCGGTACCTGCCTGAAAAAGCCATAAAGTCTCTAACCCCCGCCGAGTACGCGGCTACTACCAAAGCAAAACGCGCAGGCAAAAAGTCAGGCAAACAGTTCGTAGCACAACCCAAAGCAATCGCAAAGAAAACAGCGGGATTTAGATAATTATGGCCTATTCCAAAAAAGCGGGTCTATCCGCCCTAATGGAAAACTACGGAAACATCTCCAAGGGGATAAATCCGGGCCAACAGTCGTACGGTTCTAACCCGTATTTTCCTAAAACGTTTACTCCGGCCAACCAGTCTCAAAATTTCGAAGGCTTTGCTCCGGGCACAGGCTCGCAGTCCGGACCATACGGACCCAACAATTACGGCTATGGAAACAGAACCGCGTCAACGGCGGGAGCTGGCAACACCGTACGACCCGTTAATCTGACAGACCCCACTAAAAAAGCAGGCACTGAAGCGCCTGTTACGTCCCCCACAGCACCCAATCTCGGCGGTGGTGCCGGTGATACCACTATTGACGGCGGTATATTGGGTGGAAATGGGTACGGATATGGTAGCGAAATTGGGATGGACAACGCAAAATCGCTTGTTGATTGGGCGTCAAACACTTTTGGATCGGACTTTGGCGATAGGCTAGCGTCTTTTTTTGGTCTCGACAACAATGATAAAACACTTGCAGGTCTGGCGGCGTTAGAGGGGACTAACCAAATCCCCGCAGCCAACCCAATGGGTATAGACCCCGCACAAGCAAAAGCACTAGAACAAGGTGCCGTAACCGACCCGATACAGCAAGAACAGCAGCAAATGCGGACGGATACGGTAAATCCGATTGGATATACAACCGACCCGATACAGCAAGAACAGCAGCAAATGCGGACGGATACGGTAAATCCTATTGGGTATACAACCGACCCGATACAACAAGAACAGCAGCAAATGCGGACGGATACGGTAAATCCGTTTGGGTATACAACCGACCCAATTCAGCAAGAACAGCAGCAAATGCGGACGGATACGGTAAATCCGATTGGATATACAACCGACCCGATACAGCAAGAACAGCAGCAAATGCTGACGGATACGGTAAATCCGTTTGGGTATACAACCGACCCGATACAGCAAGAACAGCAGCAAATGGAAGCCCCTTCTTCAGGGGGGCTAGCCGCACTGGCAGACGCACAAGCCCAAATACTAGCAGCTAATCCAATGGCGCAAGACCCAGCCCAAATGGGGATGCAAGCCGTTGCAAATAATAATGCGTTTGATTTTGGCCCAACGGCCCTTGCAGCAGCCAACGAGACCTTAGGAACATCAACCGACGAGGGAAATGCGGGAGAAGCACAAGCACAGCAGGCAGCTGCACCGGCTCAAACAGAAGGTATTGCTGCATTAGCACCCGCAATAGAAGCAGCGCAACAACTATCCGCTAATCCAATGGCGCAAGACCCTGCCCAAATAGGGATGCAAGCCATTACAGACAACAACGCTTTTGATTTTGGCCCAACAGCCCTTGCAGCAGCCAATGAGACATTAGGGACATCAACCGACGAAGGTACTGCGGGAGAAGCACAAGCACAGGCACAAGCACAAGCAGAGGCTCAAGCACAAGCAGAGGCTCAAGCACAAGCACAAGCACAAGCAGAGGCTCAAGCACAAGCACAGCAGCAGGCAACTACACCGGCTCAAACAGAAGGTATTGCTGCACTAGCACCCGCAATAGAAGCAGTACAAGCACAGCAAATAGCCGAACCGGCTCAAGCAGAAGGTATTGCTGCACTAGCACCTGCAATAGATAACGCACAAGCAGAGGCTCAAGCACAAGCAGAGGCTCAAGCACAAGCACAGGCACAGGCACAGGCACAGGCACAAGCACAAGCACAAGCACAAGCTCAGGCACAAGCACAGGCACAGGCACAAGCAGAGGCTCAAGCACAGGCACAAGCACAAGCACAGGCTCAGGCTCAGGCACAGGCACAGGCACAAGCACAGGCTCAAGCACAAGCAGAGGCTCAAGCTGCACAGGCACAAGCAGAGGCTCAAGCTGCACAAGCCGCACAAGCGGCGCAGGTACAAACGCAGGCCTATAACCCCAGCACCGAAAGCACAGGACTAGGTTTAAACAGTTACGGCGGATACGGTGATTTTAGTGGTCTTAGCAATTTTAATTTTGCAGGACTTTTTGGAAATTTTGGAGGCTTTGGGGGCTTTGGAGGATTTGGAGGCTTTGGAAACTTTGGGGATAATAGTGGGGGTGTTGGAAGTATTGGCGTAGGTGGTTATGGCAGCGAGTCTGGCATCGGAGGTGATGGCGGGGTATCAGGCAGTGCAGGAAGTACAGGAGATGCCGGCTATGGTGGCTATGGTGGCTATGGTAGTGAATCCGGTCCCAGCGGTGATGGTGGCGGTCGCGGAGATGGCGGCGGGGATGGTGGCGGGGGCGGCGGTGCTCAAGGAGGTATGATGTATAACGGACACTTTGTGCACCCACAACAGCATTACGCTAACGGCGGTATTACCGCTCTTTTGAGATAAATGTATGCTTAACACATCTGGTTCAGCTATTTATAATCCCGATCTTACGGAGATTGTGGAAGAGGCATTTGAGCGTGCCGGCAGTGAGTTGCGCACTGGTTATGACTTGCGCACAGCGCGCAGGTCTTTAAATTTACTTTTTGCCGACTGGTCAAATCGCGGCATAAACATGTGGACTATGGATCAAGGCACTATTACGCTGGTTCAAGGTCAGTCTACTTACGCGCTTCCTTCTGACACCGTTGACTTATTGGAACACGTTATTCGTACGCAAGCTAACAGTACATCCAACCAAGCTGACTTGACAATTACACGCATCAGTGTATCTACATACGCCACACTGCCAAACAAACTGCAGCAAGCTCGCCCCATCCAAGTGTGGGTACAACGTCAGGACGCACAAAATTCTCCGACTAGCTTAGTTGTTGCAAGCCCCGTAAGCGCAACAGACACCGTAATTACCCTAAGTTCTGTGGTTGGTTTAGCCGCTTCGGGCTTTGTGTTAATAGATAACGAAACTATCTTCTATCAGTACATATCCGGGAATACCCTAAATACATGCGCGCGTGGCCAGAATAACACTACAGCAACTACACACAATGTGGGCGCATCCGTAACAGTGCAGCGCTTGCCCGCTGTCACAGTGTGGCCTATTCCAGATGGTTCTCAAACGTATACTTTTGCGTATTGGCGGCTGCGCCGTTCCCAAGATGCAGGCATCGGTGTGAATGTGATGGATGTCCCATTTCGTTTTCTGCCTGCAATGGTGGCGGGGTTGGCGTACTATCTTGTAATTAAACTACCGGTTGGCCCAGATACACAAGCGCGAGTAATGTTGTTGAAGCAGCAATACGACGAAGCATGGCAACTAGCGTCTGAAGAAGATCGTGAAAAAGCAGCGGTTCGATTTGTCCCCCGCCAGATGTTTATCGGTCGGAGCTACTAAGTGGGCAATCGGTTTTCATCTGGTAAAAATTCAATTGCGGAGTGTGACCGCTGCGGGTTTCGTTATAAGCTTACTGAACTTAAAAAAGAAGTAATTAAGACCAAAACGTACAACCTGCTTGTTTGCCCGCAATGCTGGGACCCAGATCAACCGCAACTGCAACTAGGCATGTATCCCGTTGATGACCCGCAAGGAGTACGTGACCCAAGGCCAGATCGCAGTTACACTACTTCAGGGCTGGATGTTTTGGGATACCCCGCAGGAGGGTCAAGGGACTTACAATGGGGTTGGGCACCTATTGGCGGCGCCAGTGGGTTTGATGCAAAACTAACGCCAAACTACTTGGTACAAACCACGTATGTTGGTACAGTAACGGTAACGGTAACATAGGAGTCTATGATGGCAAAGAAAGAAATGGGCGAGTCAAAATCCGAGCAACGCAAAGAAGAAGCGGCGGATAAAAAACAAGACGTCGCGATGATTAAAAAAGCGTTCAAAGAGCACGACAAGCAAGAACACAAAGGCGGCAAGGGCACTAAAATTACCCTGCGCAAAGGTGGCGTCACTCAAGCAGAGCTGAAGGCTAAGGGTCGTGGTATGGCTAAGGTTATGAACCAACGCAGCAAAGGCTAATCATGGCTAAATTTAGTTCCAAAAGCATGGGCAAAGAAAACGGAGCCGCATCTGTTTATGCTGAGCCTCATGGCAAAGCAAATAAGGCCCCCGCGCTCAAAGACCCCAATACTCTGCGGTCACAAGAGATGGATGCAGACACGGCAGTGCCCCGCGTAAGCATGGGCGACCCTGCAAAGGACAACGTTGAGCGCGGCGGTATTAAAATACGTGGCACAGGCGCAGCCACTAAAGGTGTGATGGCCCGAGGCCCGATGGCGTAAAAATGAATTACTCCCAGCTTGTTACTGCGGTTACCGATTACACGGAGAACACGTTCTCGGTGACGGATATGAACACGTTCATAGAGCAGGCTGAGCAGCGCATTTTTAACACCATTCAGTTCCCCTCCCTGCGTAAGAATCAGACCGGAACGATTACAGCCAATAAACAATATTTGTCAGCCCCGGCAGACTTTCTTTCTACGTATTCAATTGCAACAATTGACTCCACGGGCACCTATGCGTACTTGATTAACAAAGATGTTAACTTTATACGTGAGGCATACCCCAGCCCCACAGCTACCGGAACGCCTAAGTACTATGCTATTTTTGGGCCGCAGAGCGCAGCACCAAATGAGCTGTCTTTTATTCTTGGCCCAACTCCAGATACAACCTATAGCGTAGAGCTGCATTACTTCTTTTACCCAGAGTCGATTGTGCAGGGGATTGTTACAGGCATAACACTTACAGCGGGTTCCGGTTACGTTAATGGGACATACTACAATGTTCCACTCTCTGGCGGTTCTGGTTCTGGAGCAACGGCAACAATTACCGTGTCGGGTACTGCGGTAACGTCAGTTGTAATTGCATCTGGAGGATGCCAGTATGTAGTGGGCGACGTCCTTAGCGCATCAAATTCGTATTTGGGCGGGTCGGGTACAAACTTTTCCGTAGCTGTTTTTGCAGTCGCAAACGCAAGCGGCACGACATGGCT